TTACGATGCTAGTAGTTGTTCCGATACCCAATTGACCTGATGCATTTGCTCCCCATGTAAATAATGAGCCATTACTTCTGATTGCCGCAGTTTGACTATTTCCTGCACTTACTGATGTCCAACTACTTGTGCCAATTTGTACTGGGCTTGATTTGGTAGTTGCAGTTCCGTCACCTAATTGTCCAGCATTATTAAGGCCCCATGTAAATAATGCACCATCTTGCCTTATTGCTGCTGTATAGTAAGTTCCTGCACTAACGGCAGTCCAACTACTTATACCTACTTGAGTTGGCACAGATACGGACGTAGTTATAGCCCCTATTTGTGCTGGAATAGACCTATTACGTGTACCGCCATCACCCAACGCACCTTCGGCCCCTCTTCCCCAAGTAAACAAAGTTTTATCAAGGTTTATTGCCAATGTTTGGGGAGCAAATCCTGCACTTACCGTTGTCCAACTGTCTGTACCTATTTGTACTGGACTTGATTTATTACCTATTGTACCATCACCTAATGAACCCTGAAAATTATATCCCCAAGTAAATAATATACCATCATTTCTAATTGCTGCTGTAAAGTCTCTTCCTGCGCTAACGGTAGTCCAACTACTTGTACCAATTTGTACCGGACTTGATCTATTAAGTGTAGTGTTGTCACCTACTTGTCCATTACTATTACAACCCCAAGTAAATAATGAACCATTTTGTCTTATTGCAGCGGTATGACAACGTCCTGCACTTACTGTTGTCCAACTACTAGTTCCTATTTGTACTGGGCTTGATCTATTAATGGAAGCGTTATCACCTAATTGACCTGAAGCTCCTAATCCCCAAGTAAATAATGCACTATCTTGTCTTATTGCTGCTGAATGTAAGTATCCTGCACTTATTGTTGTCCAACTACTTGTGCCTAATTGAATAGGGCTAGATGTGTTTGCAAGAGGATTATTGCCAACTAATACTGGACTTGACCTAGCCGATATAGTATTATTAGTTCCTAACCTGCCTATAGTTTCTGAACCCCAAGAAAATAATAAATTATTACTCGTAATTGCAGAAACATGCGATCCTCCCCCGCCTATTGATGTCCAACTGCCTGTTCCTATTTGTACCGGGCTTGATCTATCTATAGTAGAATCATCTCCTATTCGGCCTCCTAACCCTAATCCCCAACCAAATAACGCTCCATCATTTCTTCTTGCAAAAGAATTACAAAATCTTGCATCAACTATAGTCCAACTACTTGTGCCAATTTGCACTGGGCTTGATCTGTCAATTGTTGTTCCGTCCCCTAATCTTCCTGAACTACCTGCTCCCCACGTAAATAATGCACCGTCACTTCTTATGGCAATAGTATGGCTTGCCATACTTACCGCTGTCCAACTACTTGTACCTATTTGAATTGGACTTGATTTATCAATAGTAGTATCATCTCCTAATTGCCCTGAACTATTAAGGCCCCATACAAATAATGAACTATCACTTCTTATTGCAGCAGTGCTAGAACTTCCTCCGCCGACCGCCGACCAACTACTGGTTCCGATCTGAACTGGACTTGATTTATTAATAATAGTTCCGTCTCCTAATCTGCCGCCTGCCCCTGCTCCCCAAGTAAATAAAGCACCATCAATTCTTAATGCAGCAGTATGGACATTACCTGCACTTATTGCTGACCAACTACTTGAGCTAATTTGTATTGGACTTGACCTATTAGCGTTGCTAGTTGAATTGTCACCTAATCTACCTGCTATACCTGAACCCCAAGTAAATAATGCCCCGTCAACTCTGATAGCAACAGTATGGTCAACTCCGGTACTAACCTGTGTCCAACTGCTTGTGCCAATTTGTGTAGGACTTGATCTGGCTGAAACTGTACCGTCACCTAATTGTCCGTTAGTATTATCTCCCCATGCAAACAATAAACCATCACTTCTTACAGCAACGGTGTGGGTAGCATTTGCTCCTCTGCTAACAACTGACCAACTATCTACGCCTGTAAATTGTGCAGTTTGCCCTGCAGTATTGTCTCCCCAAGTAAATAACGCTCTATCAGTTCGTAATGCGATAGTATGAAAACGACCCATGCTTACTGCTGTCCAACTACTTGTTCCTATTTGTACTGGACTTGATCTATTGAACGTAGTACCATCACCTAATTGACCGTTAGTGTTTTGTCCCCAGGTAAATAATGCACCATCAATTCGTATTGCACCAGTTGTCCTAACTCCTGCACTCACTGATGTCCAACTACTGGTTCCTATTTGTATTGGACTAGATACATCAATTGCCGAAGTGTTATTACCTAATGCTCCTGTTTGATCAGGGCCCCATGTAAATAATAAACCATCACTTCTTATCGCAGCAGAATGATTTCCCGCACTTATTGTTTTCCAACTATTAATTAATCCTAATTGTGCATTAGTGTTGTTTCCCCAAGTAAATAATGAACCATCACTTCTTACAGCAGTTGAATGATTTGTTCCGGCACTAACTATATTCCAACTATATACAGGACTTGTTATTGCGGTTTGCCCGTCAGAATTACCTCCCCATGCATATAAAAATAAGGTAGCTGGACCCAATGAACCATAAGCAGCAAATAATGTTCCTATATCACTGTTGTTTTTAAAAATGTTGGTTGTGCCGTAAGGCGTTCCAAACTCTGCACCTGCATATAAGTTAGATATATCTGACCCTGCGGATAAAAATCCAGTGTCTGCAATTTTGGTACAGGAACCTATTGGAGCAAATAAAGTGTCTAAATCTATACCATTAACTAAAAATCCTGACATAATGTTCTATTTATTTCATTGAGGACTGAGCGTAACCAATTGTTATCCTAAAAATATCACAACTAAAACTGTTAGTGATATTTTGAAAAAACATTATGTTAGCCTTGAAAGGTTGGCCATACTAAATTACTTAAATCTTCCTGCAAAGTAATGTCTGCTAAAGCTTGCATATAAGTGTCTAAATTTTCTAAAGTGTCAGTTGGTGTCAAACCCATTCTGACTTGACGTTCATAACGTGTATAACGCCATTCAAAATCACTCATTAATTTATCTCTTTGAATACGAATGGGAACTAATAATTCTTCACGGGTTGGAGGTACATAAGGAGGAATCAAAATTATTTCTCTATGCTCATACACTTCACCATTTTGTACGCTATATGTAGGAAAATCACTCATTCTGTATAATGAAGGATCGAAACTTGTGGTATCTCTAATAATTCTTACAAACCCGTTTTCACGCATAAAGGCTTCATCATTGCTACAACGTGTATTAAAATTATTGATACCATTCCAAAATTTTGGAATACTGTCATAAACACCTTTAACTTCATTATTAACCAAATTTGCATAAACTGTCATTTTATTCTCCGAGTTGTAAAGTTTTAAGTATTTATGCATTAATAAATAAAAAAGTTATGATTACCAGTACAAATGAAGCACTAGAAAAACTTACCCAACTAAAAAACTATATGAAAACGGTTAGATATAACCATGATTTAAATAAATTGCTGAAAAATATTGAAGGCATGATAACTGAATTATCCAAAAAAGAGGTGTTAGCTAGACAAACCAAAAAAGTTTCTATACTAGAAATTCCATTAAAAAATCTTAATGAATCTGTTGACAATTTTGAGAAACTGCTTATAATAGCCAAACTCCTCGACTAAAGATAAATAAATAGTTATGAAAATCAATGAAGTAAGTCAACCCTCTGACAAAAAACTATTTGAGTCAATTGACCATGACAATAAAACCGGCTTCGCAACCGAAGATTTGGTAAAAATTGTCAGAACAGAAAAGAACAATGAATGGTCAAAGCCAATGACTATGGAAGAATTGTTTGAAGAAATGGATTCATGGGAATAATCAGTGCCAGCTAATATTCAAAATCCACGAAACTTACCGGCAAACACACAAGCTCAACAACCGGCAAATGTTAGATTCCGCCGTAGTCCAGAGTACAAAGAAACATATCTTGCAAAAGTAAACCCATACGAATCGGTAAGAAACAAATTTCGTGAATTCATGGAAATAAAACGCAATGACCCAAACCAAGCTTTTGGCAAAAGCGACAAACATTTTCTCGGTGACGGGTTTTTCACTCAGCAGGTACCTGGATTAAAACATGCTCATATAACCCAAGACCTTAGTATAGTCTATAAAATATCTGGGAAAAATCCAACTGAAATTTATCTTTATGGATTTTACACTCATGATGAATTGGGCACTGGGCAACCTCCCAATATTAGACGACAATCTAGTGTTGCAAAAAGTTTTAGGTCATACACCTTTACAGAAGAATAATTTGACAAATAATCCATAGTATCATATACTTCAAGCTTGAAGGGAAATGATGATGGAAATCACGATTGACGGCAGCGCACGAAACAAGAAGTTGGTAAACGCAGTTTTGCCTTCTATGATTCGCCAACTTAAGTTGGAAAATTGCCGTAAGGGCCTTTTGATTCGCATCTATAATGAATGCGATCAAGAAGCACACGGGGTCACCCATGATTTCACTAATCTTACAAATTGTTATGTTGTGGTTGTAAAGCCTCAACGTAATGTATTTCAACTTGGTATTACCTTGGCTCATGAGTTGGTCCATGTAAAGCAAATGGCAAAGGGCCAACTCAAGACCGACGTTTACGGTAATAACTATTGGATGGGCAAGAAGTACAAGGCCTCCACCAAGTACTATGACCGTCCTTGGGAAATTGCAGCATTTGCACAACAGGAACTACTGTTGCGGCGTGCTGTTGAAGAATGTGCTTGACAAATAATCCAATCAAGCATACAGTAGCATCTGTTTCAACAACTTTTTCAACGGAGAATATATGTCATCAAAGCAAGTTTCAGAAAACCTCACTATCACCAGCGTTCAAACACGTAAGGCGCTGTTGAAGGCATTCGACGCTAATCGTCCAGTATTTCTTTGGGGCCCGCCGGGAATCGGCAAGAGTGAAGTTGTCAACGAAGTAGCTGAGGAACTGGGAGGCTATGTAATTGATCTTCGTATGGCTCAAATGGAGCCAACTGATATCCGTGGTATTCCTTTCTACAATAAGGATATCGGTAAGATGGATTGGGCTAGTCCAGTTGATCTGCCCGATGAGGAACTTGCCAGTAAGTATCCAATCGTAGTTCTGTTCCTTGATGAAATGAACTCCGCTCCCCCTGCTGTTCAGGCTGCAGGTTATCAACTGATTCTTAACCGTCGAGTCGGTAAGTACAAGCTTCCTGACAATGTTCGTATCGTTGCTGCGGGTAACCGTGAAAGTGACAAGGGTGTGACATATCGTATGCCGCTGCCCCTCGCTAATCGTTTTATTCACGTTGAAATGCGAGCCGACTTTTCAAGCTGGCAACACTGGGCTGTTAACAAGGGCATTCACAAGGATGTGGTTGGTTATCTGAGTTTTGCAAAGCAAGACCTTTGCGATTTTGATAGCAAAGTTGCTAGCCGTGCATTCCCCACTCCTCGTAGCTGGGTGTTCGTAAGCGATCTTCTCAAGGATGAGTCAGTGGATACTGATACTCTGTTCAACCTTGTTGCAGGTGCAGTCGGCGAAGGTCTGGCAGTGAAGTTTATGGCTCACCGTAAGGTATCAGGCAAGATGCCCGAACCTAGCGATATTCTTGCAGGTAAAGTCAAGGAACTTCAAGTCAAGGAAGTGTCCGCAATGTACTCACTAACGGTTTCTATGTGCTACGAATTGCGTGATGCATTGCAAACTAAGAAGGTTTCTCAGCAGGAATTCAACGGAATGGTTGATAACTTTCTTGGCTTCATCATGGATAACTTTGAACCTGAGTTGGTTATCATGGGTGCTAAGATTGCGATCAAGACTTACAAGCTACCCTTCCAATATCAAAAGCTTGCCAACTTTGAAACATTCAACAAGAAGTTTGGTAAGTATATTCTTGAAGCAGGCAACTAAGGTTGCGATTGCTAGGGAGGTAAAACTCCCTTTCGAGGGCGGGTTCGCCCGCTCTCTTTTTTCTATAACTGTATGGAGCAAATATGAGTGAAGTAATTGGTAAAACTAAAAAGAAGTCTCGCAACGCCAAGTTTGACAATCTCATTGGTCCTACTGATTCAAAGATTGATGCACAGGCACGCGACCGTCTTATTACGGCGCGCGTTGGTCTTCTGCTCAATCACGCATTTTTCGGTAATCTAGCGACACGGCTAAAACTAATCAACAGTGATGATTGGTGTTCAACTGCCGCAACCGACGGTCGTAATTTCTATTACAACAGTAAGTTTATCATGATGCTCAAGACTAAGGAAGTTGAATTCCTGGTCGCTCATGAAATCCTGCATGTGGTATATGATCACATGGGCCGTCGTGAAAGTCGTGACCACCAACTCTTTAACATTGCCAATGACTATGCAGTAAATGCGGATCTTAAGAAGCATAGGATTGGTGAATTTATTACTACTGTACCCTGCCTTTATGATCAAAAGTATGAAGGCATGACCAGTGAGGAAATTTATGATGACCTAATGAAGAATGCTAAACAAGTTTCACTTGACCAACTAGTGGATCAGATGATTGATGACCATTTGGAAGGTGAAGGTGAAAGTGATGGCGATGAGGACGGGGATGATGCAAAAAACAAAAGCAAGCGTCCTAAGATGTCGGAAGAAGAACGTGAACGGCTGCGTCAGGAAATCAAGCAGGCTGTTATCAATGCAGCATCTTCTTCTGAAGCAGGAAGTATCCCCAAGGGTGTAGAACGTCTTATTAAGGATATGACCAATCCGGTGATGCCCTGGCGTGATCTTATCCAAATCAATCTAACTAGTGCAATTCGTACTGATTTTAGTTGGATGCGTCCTAGTCGTCGTAGTTGGCATATGGATGCAATCATGCCAGGTATGACTCCCGGACAAGAGATTGATGTTGTGGTAGCGATTGATATGTCAGGCTCTATCTCAGACAAGCAGGCTCAGGCTTTTCTTGCAGAGGTAGGTGGCATGATGGAATCGTTTGATGGGTATCGTGTCCATGTCTTCTGTTTTGATACTGAAATTTATAACCCACAACACTTCAATAGTGAAAATATGGAAACTATTGAAACCTATCAACCTCAAGGTGGTGGCGGTACTGACTTTACTGCTATCTTTAGGCATCTGGTCGAACAAGAAAATGTACCAAAGCGTTTGATTGTTTTTACTGATGGTCTTCCTTTTGGTTCATGGGGAACAGAAGACTATTGTGATACGTTGTGGATCATTCATGGTAGTAAGGATATTGTTCCTCCCTGGGGTACATATGCTTATTATGATGAACATAAAAAGAATTAAATTCTAAAATTTAGAGGGTAGTACACTAACCGTGTACTACCTTTTTTTGAGGTAACATTATGGCAAGAGTTAAACACTTTTTAGCTATGTGGTGTTGTGAAGGATTAGAATGCATATTTGACATTAACGAGGCTAAAAAAGTAATGGATAACTATGAAAAAGAAAAAGTTATCAATATCTTAAAAGAAGAACCTGCACCCAGAAAACCCAATCCTATCCCATTGCAATCAATGGTGTTGAGGGCTAGGTATAATTCTCAGCGTCAGTATGAAATATATGAATTTCAAAGTACCATATCAGAAAAAGAAATAAAAAATATATTTAATGAAGACCCGCAAATCATTGTTGATTGGATAAGAAAAAATGGGTATAAAATCTATAGTGATTATAGACCAATGAATAAAAATAAAATTATATAACGCTATTACATAGCATTAAATAATGTTGTTGATAGGAGAATAAAATGGCAAAATTTATACGTCATGTAGGTAAGCATGGTGATCGCAAAGTAGCAATAGTTTTTCGTGAAGTGCCCGGAGAACCACATATGTGTTTGGTGACTTACACTGAATTATTAAATCAAAATGTTCATGATCCAATGATCAAGTGCATTGAAAGTGACATTGGACAGTCAAGTGAAAACTTAGCCGATGCGCTTAACCGAACCTTCACGAATGATGGTAGGCCTATTTTGCAAGTGTTACATATGGAAGGTCAATTGAAAAAGGTCAATACTGAATTGGTTGTAATGACACCTCAGCCAAATGTAAAGATCAAGTTAAGTGAACTGAATAAGATTCTTGATGAAATGAAGACTGGTGAAGAAGCGGTCAAGAAATTAGAAGAAATGGATAAAAGTTTAGGCATTCAAAGCCCACGAGAAGTAGTGAGAAAAATGAGGGGAGATAATTTGCCTCAACAATTACAAGAAAACCATTCTCCAGTAACTCCTGTTTTTCCTAATATGGCGGCAGCTAGTAGTAATGCATTAGATGATACATCGTTGGCAACTAACCTACGTCAACAGGCTGTGAGGATGAGCAATGAAGCTAAGGGCCTACTAGCTGAAGCAGATAGGTTGTTGAAGGAAGCTGCTAACATTGATCCAACACCAGTTGCATCAGTCGAACCAGAAGTTAAAACAGTCACAAAGACAAGAAAATCAAGAGCTAAAGTAGCAGCATAATGTCTCCGGAATTTAGTGCAAAATGGGAACATATTCTACATGATGTAGATAAGCAAAAAATTCCCATTCAATTCATTAAAAAACTAGTTATTAAACTACAAGGAAAAAAACAACAATCATTGAACATTGAAAAATTATTCAACCAAGGACTAGATCCAGAACAAATAGAAGAAGTAATCAACAGAAAATTATATGAATTGGATGATGTTCTAGTTAGTGTAGAATTTATATTAAATGTTCAAAATATTGCTGATGCGGTTCAACCGTCAACTGATGAATTGCTGAAAAACTTATGAAATTGATAATCGCATGTACACCCAATGGAGGCATTGGGTATCAAAATAAATTGCCATGGGAAAAACTAGATGGTGATTTAGCTAGGTTCAAAAAGCTTACTACTGGCAAAGTTATTATGATGGGTAGAAATACTTATGAGAGTTTGCCCGTAAAGCCACTACCTAACAGAATTAACGTTGTAGTAACAACATCTTATATCAAAGGTGTTACAACACTAATGGGCTTGCCTGAAGTTGATAAGATGGATTTAAGTGATGTTTGGTTGATCGGAGGTGCTAAAGTTGTAAATTCAAGTTGGCATCTAATACATGAAGTACATCTTACTGAAACTTTTGCCGATTACGTTGCTGATACATTCATTGACTTAGTAAAATTGAAGAAAGAATTTGTTCCTTCATATACAGAAACACATTCTGATCATACATATACAATTTACAAAAGAAAATGAAGCAATATCACAATTTACTACAAGACATTTTAGATAACGGTGAAGAACGAGAAGATCGTACAGGAGTGGGCACATTAAGTGTATTTTCTAGGCAAGTACGTTTTGACCTAAGACAAGGGTTTCCTGCAATTACTACTAAAAAGCTTGCATTTAAAGCAATGGTTGGTGAATTGTTGTGGTTTATTGAAGGTAGCGGAGATGAACGTCGTTTAGCTGAAATTACACATGGCACCAAAGAAGGTACTGTTACAATTTGGACACCAAATGCACTAGCTCCTTATTGGAAAAACAAAGTCAAATATTCTGGTGATTTAGGCAGAGTGTACGGTGTTCAATGGCGTCATTGGCAAACTCCAGTTGTACATAAACAAGAAACATTTACAGATGACTTTGGCAGTAAGTACAATCGCGGTGGGTCAATTCATATCAAAGAAACCGACCAACTAAAAGAATTGATTAATGGATTACAAAAAGATCCATATAGCCGTAGACATGTTTTAAGTGCATGGAATCCAGGTGAACTAGATCAAATGGCATTACCACCTTGTCATGTTTTGAGTCAGTTTTATGTAAGTAAAAATAACGAACTGAGTTGCCACATGTATCAAAGAAGTGTGGATGTTTTTCTTGGCTTGCCCTTCAATATTGCCAGTTATGCATTACTAACACATTTATTAGCACATCATTGTGGATACAGTGTAGGTGAACTTGTTATTAGTACAGGTGATACACATATCTACAAAAATCATATTGAGCAAGTAAAAGAACAGTTGTCACGAACTGAATATCCATTACCAAAATTATTATTAAATACATGTAAGACAAACATTTTTGAAATGACAATGA